GAAAGCTCGTTGCCGGCAATGTAAATCTCCGGCATCAGCCCGAAGCGCTCGCCGACGAAGATCGCCGGCGCCACCAGCGGGTCGCACACGGCTGCCCAGTCGTTGGCATCCGTCCACTCCGGCACGGTGATGACATCGCCCGGCTGTCCGCGCTGCATATTTTCGCTGTAGATGCTGGCGGCGTTCTCCAGCGAAGGGTAGAGGATTTTCATCGCCGTCAACTGCAAGGCGCGCGGCACCAGCAGATAGCGCGGGTTGACCGCCAGCTTTGCACCCGTGCCGTAATAGCCGGCGGCGTTCTTGACCAGCAGGGGCTGGTTATACACCGCCGTCTGCACGGTATCCCATTCAGCAGCGGAAAGCGCCGCCGTGCGCAGGTTGGCATGACCGCCGGCGCTGGTGACCGGCGTGTTGTTAAACAGCGCCCCGCCGTCCGCCAGCGTTGGACCGACGCCGCCGTTCAGGGTGAAAATTTCCGCCACCAGCGCCGAGATTTTGCGCAAGCCCGCCGCCGCCAGCTCGCGCGGATACTGCGCCAGCTTGCGCGTCTCATCGCGGTCAATCAGCTCCAGCGTCAGCGGAATGTAGCCGCCGTACTTCTTCCAGCTTGCCGTTTCAGGGCTATCGCCGATGACCAGCTCCGGGTATTCCTGCCCTTCGCCCACCTCCGGCAGCGACCCCACCGTGCCGACCAGCGTGCCGGTGATGGCTTGCAGCGAGTTGAAATGTTCCACCGTGACAATGCGGCTCCACCAGTCATAGCCTGCCCTGCCGAGCTGTTCCCACTTGTTGACCACGATCTTGTTCAAGGCGTTCTTGACCAGCCCGCTGAAATCGGCAGTGGTAGCCAGCAGCGCCCGCGAACGGTCATAGCCGCCGCGCAGCTCGTAATCCCCGGTCAGCATTAAATACAGCTCACGGATGCCGGAAAGTTGATGCACGCGCAGGGCTTGCTTATCCGGGTCGCGCGGCGCACCGAAGAGGTCATCCACCGCCGTTTGCAGCTGCTCCTCCGTGGTGACCATCTCGCTGATCCGCCGCGGTCCCTGCACGACTCGCCCGGCGGTCAGCTCGGCGACCAGTTGGCGGGCGCGGGCGATCTGCTCGTTCAGCTCCGCCGCTTCAAACACCCGCCCGCTGAACTGGCTGCGGATCATCTCGGCAACAGCAGGCGGCAGCGCCGCCGCCGAAAGCGCCGTCTCCAAAAGCACCCGGCACATCTCCAGCCGCGCCGGCTGCAATGGGCCGGCAGAGGTCAGCGCAGCGCGCTCTTCAACAACTTGTTCAGACATGCTTAACTCCTTTCTCGAATACGACTCCAGCGCCCGCAGGAAAGCGCCCCCGCGGGCAGGGTTGACCACCACATCCAGCGAATACACTTTGAGAATGGTTTGCACCTCCTTGCCCAGCGCAGTGAACTGCACATCGGCGGAAAAGCCCACCTGCGGCTTGGGCATCTCAGCCAGCATCTCCTGCCCCAAGCGGCGCAGGATGTCCGCCGAAGGACCCAGCGGGCGCAGGCGCAGGCGGATGCCCTGCGCTTCTTCATCCCACTGCGGCGCATACACCACCCCCGCCAAATCGCGCACCGAGCGCCCGCCAAACGAATGGTCAATAAAACACGGCAGCCCGTCCCAGAGCGCCAGCGAAGCCCGCAGCGCCTGCGGCGGAAACTGCCAGCCGTTGCCCTGTCCGGCGCTGATGGCGAGGATTTCAAATTCCCCCGCCGGGTTGGGGCTGCCCTGCATCTGAAAGGTATCGGTATGGTTCATCTTTCCTCCTCGATATGGCTGCCCCGGCGGTCGGTTTGCCTGCTGCGCTCCAGCAGCTCCTCCACGTCCACCGATTCACCGGCAAAGCGGTACACCAGCCGCAGCAGTTCGGCATCGTCCAGCAGGCTGCGCTCGCGCAGGCTGAGCAGCGCCGGCAGGATGGCGGCGGTTGCCTGTGCCAGTTCCAGATTATCGCGGCTGGAAATATCACATCCGCTGACGCGGATCGGCGCCTCGGGGTCGGGGCTGCTGCGGCGGCTGCCCAACATCTGCGCCGCCCGCCAGACCACCGCCCGCAGCAGGTCACCGATCAGCCAGAGGAAGTACATTTGGCGCTGTTCAAAGTAGCGGTAAGTTGCCCCGCCGGCGGCTTCGGCAGTGGTGCGCGTGGCGCTTTCCGGCTCTGCCAGAAAGTGCAGCGGCAGCCCCACGCCGGCGGCGATCATCTTCTTCAGCGCCAGCCCGTCTTCGCCGGCATCCTGCGATTCCAGGCGCGGCGCCAGCACCTCCCAGCTCTCTTCAGCGCTGGTGACCAGAATGCTGCCCGGCGGGGGCGGCTGAAGGTTGAGGGCGTGCTGGCGGGCGGCGCGCTCCCCCTCGCTGGCATATTGCCCGCGCACAACGAACAGAAAGGCGTTGCGGTAGCGGTTCAGCCGGGCGCGGTCTTCCAGCCAGTTGGCATAGCGCGCCAGCCAGCGCAGCAGCGGCGCCAAATCCGATTCGCCCCACTGCGCCCCCACCGCCCGGTTGACGGCGTAATGGAGCATGGCGGGCGTCTGCGGCGGCAGCAGCGGCGAAAACGCCGCCCAGGGCGCAGGGTCGGGATCGCTCAGCGAAGCCTGCGGATAAAACGCCAGCGGCTGTTCGATGTCGTTCTCGGCAGCTTCGATTTCACGAATCTGCGCCGCCGGCACGGCGCGCACGTAGGACATCCCCGCCGCGTCGGTGCTGATCAGCACGAACAGGTTGCCGCTGCGGGTCAGCTCATCGCACCACTCGATCACCCGCGTGGGCATACGGTTGAGCGGATGGTTCCAGAAGCGTTCGAGGAACGCTGCGGTCGGACGGTGCGGGCAGGAAACCGCCAGCCCGCCGCCGATGACGTACTGCGAGGTCAGGCTGACGATGCGCCGCGCCAGCGGGTTGACCCGCCAGGCTTCCAGGCACTGCGCCAGCACCTCCTGCCGCGAGGGGGGCAGGCGGTCGCGGTCGCTTTGTGCGGCGGCAAACGCTCCCAGCCGCAGGGCTGCCTCGCGCTCCGGCGGGGCAGACTGCGCCGCCCGCCGTTTCCACAAAGCCGAAAACCGCTTGAAAAATTTGTTCGCCATCTCAATATCCTTCGTCCAGTTCGTTCAGCGGGTCGGGGCGCGGGATGAGCAGCGGGGCAGCGGGCAGGCTCCACCGTTTCCGCTCCAGCACCGCCGCCAGCGCCGCCGAGATCACCAGATCGTCGTGCAGCGGCTCACCGTTCAGCGGGTGGCGGGCAGCCGCCGGCACCCCCCAGCGCAGAATGCGCCCCGCACCGGGTTGAATCTCATATTGGGTGTGTTCCAGTTGGCTGAAAAAGAGCGCTTGCAGGTCATCGCCGGGCGTGTATTCCTTCCAGCGTCCGCTTTCCACCACTGCCAGAAACTCCCAGCCCAGCGCCGATTTGGACGCTGCGCTGAAGATAAACGGGGTCACCCGCCCCGGCAGGGCCTTTTCCAGAAAGGAAGCCAGCCCCGCGCCGATGCCGGTAGCATCCACCACCACCTCCTGCGGCTTCCAGTGTTCCGCCAGGGCCAGAATCTGGGCATACAGGCGGGTGTGCTTCACCCCCGTCCAGAGCAGGCGGCGCTGAACGCGGTAGGTGGGCGCTTTGAGCAGCGGGTCGTTCAAGGTGGCTAAGTCCACCTGAAGGATGGTCAGCGCGGTGGCATCGCGGCGGCTGGCAGCGGCGGAGCGCAGCGGGTCGCCGCCGTCCTCCTCCTCCCCGGCTACATCCAGCAAAAAGGCGTAGCGCCGCCCCGCCTGCGGGCTTTCGGCGGGCGGATGTCCGCCGCGCATCAGGGCGATGCGTTCGGGCGGAAACAAGCCGCCCTGCCCGTCAATCTCCTCGCTGTAGTACTGCGTGCGCACCAGCGGGTGCGCACGTCCCAGCCGCGCCGTCTGCTCGGCGACAAAGCGGGCATACGCCGCCACCTCGCGCCCCACGTCCTCCGCGCTCAAGCGGAAAACACGGCGGATGCCGTCGCGCTGTTCGGCTTGCTGGGCAGCGCGCAGCTCGCGCCCCAGCAGCGTCTGCGCCGTCCAGGCCGTCCCCCAAAAGACGCGCGTCGCATTCGCCGCCGCCGCCATCGGCGCAATGTCCTTATCGTATTTGGCGATGCTCACTTCCTGCGCCTCGTCCACCTCCAGCAGCGTGGAAGCGGTTGCCCCGACGATGTTCGCCTCCGGCTGGGCGGAGAAAAACAGCGTGCGCGACTGCCCCAGCCGGTAGATATAGCCGCTCTCCTTGCGCCAGAGCGAACGGGTGAGCAGGTTGCGCTCCAGCACCCGCTCCAGCCGCCGCATGGCGTTCAGCGATTGCGGCTTCCAGGTCGGCGAAACTTTGACGATCTCGTTCGGCGTCTGCGAAAAGAGCAGCATCAGATATGCCTCAAGCTGTGCCTGCAGTTCGTTCTTGCCCGATTGGCGCGGGAACATGACCACAAACGACAACCCGCGCCCCTGCAAAACGGAAGCGGTCACCGCCTGCGCCACGCTTTGCTGATAGCTGCGCAGGCGCAGCCCGGAGGCGTGTTCGCAGAAGCGGTTCACGTCCTTGAGCAGGTGGACGATTGCAGCAGCGGGTGAAACAGGCGTGTTCCTTCCCATCGTTCATCAGGGCGGACTGAGAAAAGACTTCAGCAAAGCGCCGAGCGCAGCCAGAAACGACCCGCCCGAAGCCAGCCCGGACCAGACCTTGAACGAGGTCACCCCGTCGCTGGCAGCGCGCAGGCGCAGCTCCTGGTCGTCGGCGCGCCGCTCCAACT